AGTGTTCATTATCAAATTGTAATTGTGTTCTAAGGTTGGCTTGATTGTACGGTATACTTGTTGTTGATCAAGATTGCACAAGGCTTTTACTTGTTCAAATGCTGCGGCATATCGGTCTCGATCATTTTTAATTAAATCATAACTTTCGTCAATTACTACACCAAATGTTTCAAACCCCAATTGGCGTAAATTGGCTAAAAATTTGTAACCAGTAAACGCAACAAATAATCTACGAGCAATCATTGGTTTGGCTGTTTTCTCACTGTAAAAACTCAGAGTATTGTCGTGGTCTGTTTCTGCCACAATGCTGTAGGCTGTATCGTTGAATACTGATATTGGTATTACTCTACTTAGGCCAGTGAGTACGCCATAGTAATGCACCGGTCCAGCTGTGCCCGGTTGCGGATCGCCCAATGGCTCAACGCCGGGTTCCCAGATAAAATAATCTTGGGCATAAAAACTGTTGTCGTCCCACTTGCCGCCATAGGTCATAATAAACTTGTCTTCTAGGTTGTTAGATTTAACAGCATCGGCAACAAAAGTTCTATGGGGTTTGGGACTGCCTAACAATGCGTCAAACAATTTGGGTTTAGGTAACTGATGAGAAATTTGATTTAGTTGTGCAGGAAGGCTTTTGTACAACAAGGTTGTGGTCTTAAACCAATCAGCCCAGTGTATAATATGACTGTTCATTGTGTCGTTGTCATTGACTTGCCCAGGCACTACCCAATACACGTTATCGTGATGACATTGTTCCCACATACGCCAATGATAATTGTGTAGTTCGCTTTCAAAACTAAACACCAATTGGCTTGCGGCACTGAGTTTGTTTATTTTATCTTCAAAGCCTTGATATGCTGTGCAATTGATGTCATGATCGCAATGTAGCCTGTGTGTGGTAAGTGCTATTTTTACTGAGTCAGTGCTGGCTGCATATTCGTCAAAACTGTGACATACAGTATATGAGTTAGATAATTTTAAACGTGGTATCCAGTCCAAATCAATGATTTGGCTATCGCTATAGATTATCATTATATTCTAAAAGATTCGCCGCAACCGCAACGATCCTTTTCATTGGGGTTGTTAAACTCAAAACCCTCATTGAGACCTTGGCGTACATAATCTATTTCTATACCACTGACTATAGGTAAATCTCGATTGTCTACTACAACGCTAAATCCATTGTGTCTAAAACTTGTTGAACCTTCCCAGGTTTCATCTACATATTCTAACACATAGGCAAGACCACTACATCCGGTGGTTCGTACGCCCACGCGAATACCAATACCTCGGCCACGTTTGGCCAGGTTATCTTGGATTCGTTTACTTGCTGTGTTTGTTACGGTAATCATTTACAGCCGCTTTGATTGCATCTTCGGCCAAGATGCTGCAGTGGATTTTGACCGGTGGCAGCGCAAGTTCTTCCGCAATTTGAGAGTTTTTAATTTCCATTGCGGCATCGAGCGTTTTGCCTTTGACCCATTCTGTAACCAGCGAGCTACTTGCAATCGCGCTGCCGCACCCATACGTCTTGAACTTAGCGTCTTGAATAATCCCATCTACTACCTTTATTTGAAGTTTCATTACGTCACCGCAGGCCGGCGCACCCACCATACCGGTACCCACTGTGTCGTCAATTTCTATCTTGCCCACGTTGCGTGGATTTTCATAGTGATCAATTACTTTGTCTGAATAGGCCATATTATTTCTTTACTGGTGGTTTAGGCGGTTGTGGCGGTTGTGGGGCAGGTTGAGGTGTTGGCGCCGGTTTTTGTACACCGTCTATTAATTGTCGTAAGCCAGCTGCCATGCCAACTCCGGCAATCAACATCATAAGGGTAAAACAAATTTTTCTCATCGATTAGGTACCAATACTGTTCTATAACAATTACAATTTGAGTCTAGTATAGCTTCCCAGTGATAGTCAGCTGGTTGCGGAAATACTGGAGCAGCAGGAGGATAAGTTTGTTGAATATAAACTGGTTGCTGTTGAATAACAGTAAACGGGGGTCTAGTAGTACTATAAACGATTGCGCCGCCAACAACCGCAGGCACCGCCCAACCATAACCTGGGTGCCAATAATAGTGCCCACCACCGTGACGCCAACCATCAGCGTGAGCCACAGAGGAACACATTAGAGCAATTATTAGAACAAGTTTTTTCATGTCAAACTCCTTTATACTAGCCACACTAGTATACAGTATTTACACCTTTTGGTCAATGTTTTTGGTAGGCTTATTACTTAGCTGCGGCGCGATTGGCCATTTTGCTAACGATCTTGCTTGGGTCGCCTGCTGGAGCACCTTGAGCGCCAAGTGGATCTTCTGGGTCAATAGTGTTTTCTGGCAGAGTCAAATAAACATACTTGCTACCAGATTTTTCATCGTCTTTGATATCTTTGATTAGGCTTTTTACAGTATCGTTATGATCGTGTGCAGCTTCCAATGCGGCATAGTTAAATGCTTCGTTGCCCGGGATTTCACGCACACGTTCAATCACTGTGTCAACTTTGACACGCGGAGTTACTGCACCGCTGGTTTGTGCTTCATTGCGAAGCCATTCAAGAATTGTGATCAAAGCTGAATCGCCACGGCTATCAGCTTCGTCTTCAATAACTTCGTCTACTATGTCTAGAGACTCACGAATGATTTCTGTAATACGCATTGATTAACGACGCTCGCGGCCTAGTTCTTGTTCGCCACCAACAGCAGCATCAGTTGCATCAAAACCATCTTCTGGAGGAGCACCTAGGTCGCTGTCTAAATCGCTTTCAGGAGCGGCACCTAATTCGTCACCGGCCGGTGCAGGAGCACCTAGGCCCATGTCCATTGGCTGGTCAGTTTGTTCGCCAGCTAGGCCACGTACTGCTGTGTCGGCTTGGTCACGACCTTGACTCAATGTATCGTATAAAGTTTTAAGTAACGGAGCCATTGAACCTTTGAAAGCATCTGCTTGCTCTGAACTGATTTGATCGCGGATTGTGTCTATCAATGCTGGCATTTGTTCGTTCTGCATCTTGGATACTTTTTCCAACATATCTTGTACAGAGTCTACCATGTCTTTGGCAGCCAATACCGCTTCACTCTTGCCCATTTCGCTTTCAAACAGACCTTGCTCGCTAGTTAGCCATTTGTCCAGGCCTTCTTTGACCAGCATAAGTTCCATATACTTGGCATTCTTTTCAGCGGTGTGTGCGCCAAATGATTTTTTAATAGCACCAATGTTTTCACCAAGTGCTTGAGCTAAACGCTGTGCTTTGGCATAAGTTAAATTATCATAGTCAACGGCAAAACCAAAGCGGCTTTCCATGACTTTGTTAATCTTTTGTGGTGTTACTTCGGTACGCATTTCAGAGAGTCTCATGATGTATTATTCCCATATCTTGTAGTATTTAGCTGTATTATGTATTTTTGACATCCTGTCCCGAGCAAGATTTAACCTGGTTTCAGCTATTTCTAACCGGGGTGCGCGGATATCCACTGTCACATAATCTTTACGCTGTTTTGCCTGTTCTATTGTGTTACGCAAAAATAGCATATCTGTATAGCATTTATTTATTACTTGATCACAGGCCAAGATTTCATCTGCCTGGTAGTAACGCTTTTTGGTGATATAGATAGCATATAAAATTGCTGAAATTTTGTTTTCAAATCTATGCACAAATTCTTGGTTATGATTCAGCAAATCGCAGGTTTTGTTGACATTGAGTTTGACTCTGTGTAGACCTATCATGTATCCATTCTTGATTGGAACACACACCGGTGAGTTATCTTTTTGTAAACGCCCTAACTCTCGCGTGGTCCAGTCTTTGATATAGTCTGCAGCGGCGGCGGTTTGATCCCGGGGTATGGGAGATTTAGGTCGTTTAGCGTATTTTTTTTGTGTACGTGATCTTGCCATTTTCATTACGACGTAGCAATATGTCCTGTGTCGTTAGTTGATTTGCTATAAGCTGTTCTCTTTCATTTAGAGAATTTTTGGCTATTTGGGATTCGTGTTGGAAACGGCCTAATAAATCAGCTTGTTCATTATTTAAGGCAATTTGTACTTGGTTGATTAATTCTACGATTTTCATTTTATACCGTGCAGCACTACACCAATTAGGCCGGTTAGTAATGCCACAAATATAGCGGTACCAATGGTAATGAGAGTCTTGTTGCTGTCTGCACCCACTCGTCCAATTGAGTCTTTGATATCAATAATATGGCTTTCTAGCTTGTCCATACGGCCGTCAAGGTGTTCTAATTTTGTTTCTAATTTAGAATATCTTTCTGCACACAGTTCCACGTGGGCTTCAAGACTCTTTTTTTCGATGTCGGTTGTTGACATAATTTCTCGCTTTTTTCAGTTAAGCGATGCATTGTTACTTGAGCCTGTGTGTGCCTAAATGAGCCTTAATGGTGCCTGATAGCATCTGCAAGTATTTATGCTGTTGTTGTCAATTGCTGAAAGTAAATGTTCCTTATTGTGCCATAAGGATAAAAGATAGGCAACATGAAACGTGCAGTTTCCTCAAGATAAGTTATGATAGGAACCTGCTCAAAATCTTGTTGCAGTCCGCCCAAGGGTTTGCCGGGTAGATCATAAACGCCAGCACCTTCTACGGCCCAACTCCAAGTCCATACTCGATGTACACCTGAATAAAAATCTCCAAATTGCATACGATCTAATTCAATTTCATTTATCCTGGGTTTTCGTATGTGTTGTGGTTGTGTGCGTAGCCCTATACATTGCAGTACTGTTTCCCAGTTGCGCTGTTGATGACGATCCACTGTTTCATTGTTGGCACTACGAACCATTCCAGTGGCTGTGATGTCTACTAGACTGTAGCCTTGGAAGAAAAATAAATTGCTGATATCTTGTGCCATGATACTAGTATTTATCGGCCACAAAAAAAGCAATCACAAAGATTGCTTTTGTTGTTTATAGTTAAAAAACTATTAAGCGAACTTGATACCACCTGTGCTTGATACAACAGCATTGGCTGCGATTGTACGTACACGAGTTTGCTTAGTTGCATCGTTAGAACCAGTAGCTTCTAATAGAACGCTTAACTGAGTTGCGCTAACTTGGTATGCTGTGATTGTAGAATCAATAGCGATTTGCTTTAGGATTGACTCAACGATACCACCAGTAGCTGAACTAGTAGCATCTAATGTGCCGATTGAAGTGATTTTTAACGCTGTTGGGGCTTTTGTTAAACCTGTAGCGATAACTGTGTCTAAAGTACCGTCTGTTGTTGCATCAAAGTTGTTGATACCGTTTGCATCACCTGCGTAACGTGTTTGGATTGCCATTTTAAATCTCCTTAATATATGTGGTCTTAATGGACCTACAATTATTTATGCCGTTGCTACAAAAAAGGGGTCGTTGTTAGCGGGCAAACAAAGCCTGGCCAAACACGGTTCTTTGTACCAATTTTACTGGTCCCTCTGGTGTGCTAAACACAAATCCTTCACCTGCAGCTTGTCCGTTAACATACTGTCCTATGCCGGCAACCTGCTTTTCCAGCTGTTCTGTAAGGTTAACTTTGAACGCATATACCGCGTTCCAGATAGCAAAAATTGCGGCTACCCCGTTGATGTGCTGATACAGATATCCGTCTTGATTTTCGCCCAATAAAAATCTGCGTAATTTTTGTGTCACGTTGGCTGATAATAACCAGTCTGATAATTCTTCGTGTGTTTGCCCAGTTATCTTTTTGTTTGCGTATTGTTTTAGTGCAGCTCGGGCTTTGTCATCTAAGCCGGCCAAAAAGCTGTCAGCCACTGTAGCGTACTTTCTCAAAGTACTTGTTGCTGCTTTGTGTAACTGTACTGGATCATCCAGGGTAAATTTGATGTTGGCACTGGGAGTCAATATGGCCACTGGTGCATCAAATGCTAGCCCTTGTCCGTTCCATGGTTGTGGTTTGGCAGTTTCGTCGGCCAAATAGGTGTGTACCACAATGCCACCCACTTTACCGGCTATCTGTTGACCCAGACTGCTTTTTACTGGTATGTGATATTCAACCACGTTGGGTTTGAACGCAAACACACCTTTGGTTGCTTTGAGTGGTTCTGACCATAACAAGTCGCCCCAGAAGTATCCAGGCACATTGCCCACTGCTTGATCCAAGCCGGACCATATGTTGGCAATGCGTTGATATAGATCCGTGCGATTTTTTCCACGATTTCGATCGTACTCGACCCAGGCTTCGGGGCTGGTAGCACGGCCTTGCTCGCTGGGCTTGTCAAACATATATTTGTCCATGACAGTGAGCTTGCCTTCAGGTGTGCGACCAAATATCAATGCTGGAAAGCCGTCCCACTTGATTGTCAAACTGCCAGGATCTGCAATAACAGATCCCAATGCAGCAACCATGCGTTCAGCAACTGCTGTGCCGTCAAATATGGCATCTTCAGGATGTGGTGTACGTGCCGGTGCTGCTTTGACTTCTAGCAGAACCTCATTGATAAAATTTAATTCCATATTATCTGTTTAGTTTTTTCCACAACAAGGCACCTGGATCAAAACTTTCGCTAAACTGTAATCCTTCGTTGTAGCCTCGTACAATGTTTGGATTTTCTTCTTCCTCTGGTGCTGGTGCTGGTGCGGCTGTTGTTGCAGCGGGAGCCGATTGAGCTGGATTTTCACCTGCTAGTGCGCCAATTTTGGTCTGTGCTGTTTGTATTACACCGGGACGATCTCTTGTACGAACTTTTTTAATTGCATCAACAGTTTGATCAACTTGTTTTAGTGCCGCGCCTTTGCCAACACGACCTGATTTTTTCTTCTCTGGCTCAGCTGCTGCCCCCTGCTGTGCTTGATCCGCTTGATCAGGATTTACACCTGATTGGTCATTGACCATGGCCAAATTAGACATTCTTGCTACATACACATCTGCCGATTTAGCATTGGTAATAGAATCAATACCTGATTGCAATGCTTGTTTTCCAGCACTTGGAAATTGTTTTGCAGCAAATGCCTGGGCGGCTTTTTTTAAATTTTCAGGACTATTACCATATCCGGCAAGATATTGTGCAGAAAATCTTTTCCATTGTGGTAGTATGTCTGCAGCCTGTTTTAAATTTTCTTCATCGTCAGTGGAGGTGTTATTGGCATTAGCGCCGCCACCTAAACCTTGATCAAATCCTTTTTTAAGTCGACTTAAAAATCCTGGTTTTTTATTATCGGCTGGCTGTTGATCTTGTTGTGCTTGTGCTGGATTTGCGTTTGCTGCATCTGCTGGCGCATTGGCTTGAGTTGCATCTGCGTTTGTTGTTGCATCTGCTGGCGCATTGGCTTGAGTTGCATCTGCTGGCGCGGCTGCTGGTGCCGGGATCTTTAATCCAGTGTAGGCTTGATTGATAACCTGCGGATCTACACCAGCTCCTTGTAATACTTGTGCTACTTTATCGCTGTCCATTGGACTGCCAGCTTTTTTCCAAGCAGTATTTAATTTATCAGCAGTAACTTTGTTGGTTAAGTTTGCACCTTTGGTCTTTGCCCAGTCGGCTGCTTTACCAAGTATACCTTTTTTAGCTGGAGCTGCTGGAGCTGCAGGAGATGCTGTGGTTGCAGCGGGTGCTGGATCTGTAGCTGGCGCTGTGTTAGTAGCTGGCGCTGTAGTTGGAGCAGCATTGGGTGCAGGTGCTGGATTTGCAGCCGGTGCAGCAGATGCTGGTGGTTGATTTGGGTTGGTTGGATTAGCAGTATGTGTTAATCCTGTAGCTGTTCCTTGAGTTTGTCCGCCTGTACTTGATGTACCGGTGTTGGCTAGCTGATTGGTCATTTGACCAAAGGCACTTGCGCCTGGGTTTGGTGTTGCGGGTGTGCTAGCTGGTTCTGCAGGAGCGGCATCAGTGGCCGGTGCTGATTTACGACCGGTCCACGCTGGCTCTTGCGTGTCTTCTGGTGGCGGAGGAGGTGGCTTCTTGGGGTTCGGAGTTCCTGTACCAGTATTTAAATCTTCCACTAGACTAAAAATTCTGGCAATACCTGCTTCAGTTAATTGCATACCACCACGTGGTCTGTTTAGACTTTCTTTTAAAGCCCACATACGCACAGTTGATTGACGGTCGATATAGCGAGATTCGGGTAGTGGTCCAGTAGGATTGCCGGCAATGCCATTAGCCATTCGGCTGGCTTTAATCCATGCCTGGCTCATAGAACGAGGGTCACTTGGATCAGCTACTTGCCTGCCTAATTGTTTTGTAAATTCTTGCATCCAGGCAGGATTGTATTGTTTGTCGCCAATTATTGTGGCTAATTGTTTGCCATAAGTTGGATCATTCTGAAATGTAGATAACGTTGTCCTGCCTAGTCCAGAGGCGGCTTGTTGTGCTGCTTGTCCTGCATCCATGGCTTGGTTAAGTGCTGGATTGCCGGGCATATCTACAACGCCTGTATCTGTGGTAGTTGTAGAAGTTACTTTTTCTCCGCCCTGAAAGGCTTTGCCAACCTGTCCGGCAGCATAAGCCATGGCGCCAGTTTCTAATCCTTTGCCTGCAGCAGTACTAAATTTCTCACCTTGTAGCAATTTGTCTACCATCTTGAACAGGCCAAGAGCGGCTGCACCACCTAGGCCGGCACCGCTGATACCAGCGGCGGCAATAAGTGCTGAGTAGATCAAACTTTGAGCAATAGGATGTTTTTTAGCAAAGTCGCGATATTTTTGTACGTATTGCATTGCACCAGCGTCGCCACCAGTGGCCTGCTTTAATTTCTCAGCAGCCTGATCATACAGTTGATCGATGTTTTGTACTGGCCCTGAATTTTGTACTTTGCTTGCAAGATCATCGTAGGCTTTTTTTACAGCGGTAGCAAGATCTTTGCCTTGGCCAATCATGGTGCGATTACCACCTGCGGCAGTAGCACCTTGTTCTACTTGTTGAAATAGTTGTTGGATTTGATCTGCGGTCAGTGCTGCTTCATAAATCTTACGACCAGCACTTTCCCACAGTTTAACAGAGTTAACATCTGCTGTTGACAAACCTTCGTATAGGTAGGATCTATCTTCTACCAGTATGTCATTTACTTTCACGAATTCTCCTCACACCACGGCGGAATTTATCTGGCTCTTGGGTGCGAATCGAATTGATTAAGCGACGCTCCAGCTCTCCTGCTTGCTCGGCATCGTAGTTTTCACGTATATAGTTGATTAGATTGATTGCACCCGATATAACGTGGGTGGCACGACTTTCCACAAGATTTTCAAGATCTTTGTGTACTATTAGCGTGTCTAATTCGTCAAGAATACTACGGGCTCGCTTTTGCAAGATTGGGCTCCAGTTTAGTATTATTTATACTGTATCAGCAAGTTCTGGAAATGTAAATCTCCAGTTTGTGCCTCTACGAGCATCGCAATCGTCTAGAAATTTTATTACATCACCACTGTTTGCTGCGTAATTGTCCAAGGCAAATAGCCCGGTAACCGGCTGTTGTCTATGTTCTATAGGGTCTGATACTCTATTTTTGTTGAAATTTTTATTTAACCACAGGGCTAAATTGGGAAGATTACTGTAGTTTAATACACCAACCGAAGTGTTTACAGCAAACATACAATTCGTTGAGCAAGCGTCAACAAACCATTGTAAATTTTCTGTCACTTGGTTCCATTTTGCTGGGTAACGCTGATATTCAAATCTTTCTTCCACATCATCTATGCTAAAATCTATTCGTACCGTTTTAAATTCTGCCCATAAATCCAGCAGGTCTTGAGAGGGCCTTATTGTTGCATTGGTATTGTAGTTGATCACTACCTTTTTCTTCTCGGGGATTTCTTTGAGAAAATTTACGTGCTCTTTGTTGAGCAGGGGTTCCCCGCCGTTAAAATGTATAAATTGCAGTTTGTAAAGATCCAATTCTTTCCAGACACGATTGACAGCAGCTTCTTTTGTAATTGGGTGGGCAGTATATTTTAATTCTTCTTTCCAGGAACTGCTATTTTCTGGAGTACAAATAGCACATCTAAGATTACAAGTATCACCAGTCCAATAATCAATGCGAATCAATTCAACTGTGGTATCGTTGTACCCGTGTTCTTGGTACCAGGCGTTGCTGTCTTGCCGTCTACTACGACCATTATTTTCTTCTACTTGTTTACAAGCAACACATCCAGGAGCAAATTCCCCGCCCTTCCAAAATTGCCTGGTCCTATTCAAATGAGCATTGTTTACAAAATCTATAGTGTCAGTTCGACGTGCAGGAACAAGACAGCAAGGGGATATTTGTAAAGCGTTACGCTGAGTTGATATGTTTAAATTTTTAAATGCATCAATGCAAGTTTGCATATTATTCTGATTTGGATTTAAGACCAGCTATCATCTGCTTCAATTTGGTGCTTTCAACACTACTACCCGGTGGTGGACCAGCATTTTCCAAATCAAATCCTTCTCGAGCCTGTGGTCTAGCCCAAGGCTTGGCTTCGGCCACTGTGCTGCCAGTTTTGATACTGTTTAGGATGTTGGCTGCAGGTTTGTAGCCACCAGAATTTTCCTGTCCTTCTTCGCCGGGATCTGTAATACGCATGGTTTCAATGTTGTATTCTAAGTCAATTTTTTGTCCCACACCTGTTGAACTACGGCTCTTCATACACTGAATTTGATAGCGTCCACGTTCTTTCATGGCTCTGCTGGTAAAGATACCAAATACATTGTCGGCTGTGTTGATCTTCGAAATACCTCCAGCAATATGACTGTGATCAAACTCAATTTCTTCCACCGCCGATCGATTCAACTGCGATGCTGTCACAAACAGCACACCCAGTTCCTGCGACAAGTTACGCAATTCTTCTGCCACATACTTGTCTTTGATAAACTGGTCATTGGGGTTGACTTTGACACTTACCGGCATTACCAAGTCCAAGTAGTCGACCATGACAAAGTCCACCTTGTTATTTGTCTGTATCTGATACTCTTTGATAAAACTGCGAATGTCGTTCACGTTGCTCTGTGCTGGTAGTGCTTTGATACGATACTGTCCGGCTTTTTTGGCCACCATCTTGACTTTGAGTTCTGTAGTGTCAATGTCTTTGCGGATTTCTTTTGTGCCCATACTGGTCAACATGGCATCTGTACGCAAGGCCACCAATTCTTCACTGAGTTCCAAACTCACATACACACCACTAAGTCCGGTTTGCAACCAGCTTAGGGCAATGTTCATCATGACCAAACTCTTACCTGATCCCGAACCACCAGCAAAAATATTCAGTTCGCCACGGCTAAATCCGCCATACAAGATCTTGTCCATGGTGGGCCAACCTGTTGATACCTGTCCACCTGAATTAAAATAACGGTCAATACGTGCTTTGGGATCGCCAAAGTAATCTGTGCCCAGGTCTTTGGTTAAAGAGATTTGTACTGCATCTTTGATCAATTTCTCTACCGGATCATAGTCGCCTTCTTCCAGCAAGTCTGCAGCCTTGAGAATAGCTCGGCTCAGTTCTTCTTTTCTACTGAAGCCTTCAAACTCCTGCATAAACCATTCTTGATGCCCATCAATGGCTGTGGGAATTGGACGGAGTTCTACTCCAGTTACTGCCAGAATCTGCTCACGGGTAGGAAGTGTTTTGTGTTGAGCCGAATGTTCTTGCAAGAATTTGGCTGTGTCACGTAGACTACGATCAAAGTTTTCTGGATTGTAGATGTTTTGCACTCGCACATAACTTTGTGCATCTTGCATCATCAATTCTAAAAATAACTTTTGTATTTCGGGATTGTATTCTTTGGTCATAGTTAATTATATAGTTTTTTTCGTCGTAGTTCAATTTTTAATTTGTTCGATTGGCGAGCTTCGATGATGCTTTTTAAAACAAACAATTTGCCATATTCTTCTACAGCCGAAGCTACGTCTTTGTGTGTGGCTTGCCAAACAGGAAAACTTACCGACCAGCCATATTCTATAGCGGCATCAACTAACCGTGCACCAGCACGATCTCGATCAGGGACCACAACGACTTCACGGCCCAAACTGTCAATGATGTCGGCCTGTTGTTCACTACATTCATTGCCTAAGATAGCAACACCATCAATGCTCATGGCATCAAACGGACCTTCGACCACGACTACAAACTTGGCATCCTTGGGTTGCCGATCCACATTGAACACATAACCGGGTTCGTGGCTGTTGTGATATTTGGGTTTTACACCTTCTTCAACAGCTCTTGCTGTATAGCCAATGGTTTCCCCACGCCAGGTAAAAGGCACAACGACTCGTCGATGTAGATTGTTGTGTGTTTCTGGCGTCCAATAAAACTCATATCGAGCCAAATCTATCTTACGACTGGCTGTGTATAGCACAGCCGTATGAAACTCCCGGGGTACATCACGATCGCCGTTTAGTGTATAAAAGTTGCTGAGTGCGTGAAATGTCTGTGCTTCTACTGGCAAGGGTCTGGCTTTGAAGTTGATGGGCTCAGCCGCTTCGGCTTCTACTAGGGTTTCGGGTGCTACCAGTTCACGGATTCTAATAGCGTCAATTACCAGTCGCTTGATGGTATTTTCATCGGCGCCTAACCACGATAACAGTTTACGAAATTTGTATGTTAGGTGACGTCCAGGAACATAGCTGGCTTTGAAGTTGCAGTTGAAACAATGGTACGATGTGCCACCATCTGCGTTCATTACCAGGCCGCCACGTCCACGTGTGTCTGCCGTTTCACCATTGTGAACACAGCAAGGTGCGTTGAAACTGATCCAACCCGAAGTGGCGTTGGTTTTGCGTTTACCGGGTAGGATTAACCTAACAGCGTCTTGAATAGAGTTCAACATCCTGTAAATTATACAGGATCGTTTGGACAAAGTCAAACTCTATTAGAACGATCTTAGGTTATCAGCTGAGTGTGACATAGCCCCATTGTACTGTTTGGCTAGACCCACTGGTATTATTGATTACAAAATCAAATCGGTTGGCTGTAGTGGTTATAGCGGTGGCAGTTGATATTGCGCCGTCTGTACCCACAATCTGTGTTGGCATAGTTGTTAGCAAAATAGGACTGCCGGCGCCGGTGTAGTTCCAGGCTCGTTGAGTGCCCAGAACAGGCACATTGGTATTGGTAACGCTCACTGTGGCCTGATAAGTTATGATACCGTTAGGAATGTTGCATCTGACCCAAATTTGATATGCACCGTTTATGGGCACCGTAATACTGTAGGTGTTTGTACCAGTGGTCACTGTCCACGAGCCTGTGGTCTTGCCGGTTAGGTTAGGACCAGTGACCGTGCCTGTTATCGCCAAGTTGCCACCTACAGTAAGGTTACCGTTGATTGTGCTTAATGCAACCGCTATAGTGGGATTTAACTGTTTTACCTTAGCCCAGGTTTTAATGCTTTGTATCAACATTCTGCCACCGTAAACACCA